ATTGTTCTCAGGTAAAATTCTACACAAACCTAACTCACCTTCAAGAGAGGCGATAATACCTAGAATTGGATTAACGTTTCAATGTGACGTGATTACCTAGTAATACCACGTTTCTCTTTTTCTTGTTTGATCCAGAGTTTAGCAAGTCTGCTATCAGGTTCACGATTTACAAATTTAGTCATCTCACGGTATGCACGAACTGTTTCTTTTTCGTAGTTCTTACCGATTGAGTTATCCACAACAACAAAGTCTTGTTTACCAAATTGTCTTTGGAACGCACCTATGTTCTTCTGAACAGTTTTCCACATAGATTCGACTTCATCATCGGGTAGTGTTCGATCACGGTCTCTATTGCGTTGTAATGCGGTCTCAAGGTCAGTATTGACATAGATCATTGCAGTATCATAACCGATACCTTCTAACGCTTTTGCTTGTCTCTGTACCTTATTGAAATCTTTACCTGTACCATCGATGACTAGACCTAAACGTCCTTTGATGTATATTTCTTGTTTTTTAGCAGTAAGTTTCTTTGCCTTACCACGAAGTTCTTGACCTTTGACTGAGAAAATATCGTCTGGAGTAGTAGTTAACCCCGCTTTCTTCAATGCGTTTTCGAATGCATCGTCAGAGTTTACCACACGAAAACCAAGAGCGGGAAGACCCGTTTTACCAACGATAAAACTCTTCCCACTGCCAGGCCCGCCAGCAAGGAACACTGCCTTGAAAATAGCGGGGTCATTGACACCTTCTTCTAAGAAAGTCTTGAATCGTATCATAGTCTTAGAACCACCATACTAACAATAATGCTAGTACAAATCCTTCTACGAAATGTCCCCATCGACCAAAAGGTTCGATAAGTCCATCGTGCCATTCTACGAGTTTATTTATGATATCCATATTAGTATACCCTTATTTTTTTATTAAGCGACTCGATTTGTTTCTTAAAAGAGTTCTTATCATTAGTTCTGAAAACAGCTTCAATACCGTCTCCTGCCCTGTGATAACTTTCTTTCTTAAGATCATCGGGTGTTATAATATCTAGTAATGTATTGATGTCACTTCTAACATTCTTCGCATTATATATGCGATGATCATCAGTGAATTCGTGAGTATTAAACTCAATCAAATCAAAGTCATCAGTACATAAGTGTTGGAAGTCCCTCTTCAATGCATATGAATTAAATCTTGCATCTGTTGATTCGGGCACATCCATTAATACAACTGCGTCATATTTTTCTTCAGTTGTTCCTTTCAGATGACGGAAATAGTTCTCATCACCTATTGTATAATACTCGTCTGAACGAGCAATATTTATGTTTTGGAAAGGTCTGTTCTCTGTTGGAGCAGCGCCAGCATACATCTTGTACAAGAAGTCAAAGAAACTTTCTGCACTGGTTACTGTTGCTATAGTTAACTGAGCATCACATTCGTTATACCAGTGAACTACAGGGAAGTAGTGTATTGCTGAACCACCATATGGCATATAACTGTTTTTCTTGGTTTGTGTTAATCGATTGAATCGATAAGCACGATCATTCCAAGAAGGGATTACTAGGACGTTTTTATATCCACGTACTGCGAGGAATCCAGAATAGATGCTTCCACCTAGACATAGAGAACCCCACGCTTGTGAGTCTACTGTGGCGTCTGGAGCGTCTCGATCCATTTCCATTCTAACACCGTGGGCGTTAGGGAAGTTCTGGTATCTCCAGTACATATCATTGAAATCTCCCCACATACGAAACTTGTACATACGGGGCGTAAGTTGAGACTTTATTGTCCCATCTGAGTTTCTTCCTCGTGGTTGATGAGTGTATATCACGTTATGATCCCTTGTAAATCTTTTGAATATGGTCTTCGAATTGTTCGATCTTATCTAAACGATTCGGCCACTTAATATATTCCTTTTCAGGATTCAGTTTGAGATTGTTCAATAGCGGTGCAATTGCATTGAACAACTTATCTAATCTTTCTTGAGTTTCGGAAACAGAACTTGAGGTAGAGGCGACTTCCGCCTTGATCTCTTGGACTACATCGAGTTCATCCTCATCTACGAGAGTGAATCCAAAATCAAATAGTTCTTCTGTGCTCATATGTTTATTTATACCAATTTAACGCTTGACAAACTATGTTTGTCCGCTTATAATAGTGTTAGTAATGGTATTTATACGAGAAATATAATGGATGTAATATTTGATGTGGATGGAACGTTAATGGATATCTCCCAAAGGAGAAAGTTCATTGATGGTTCTATGGGTAAAAAAGATTGGGACGCATTCCGTGATTCGGAAAATGTGATGCAAGACACACCCAAGTTTGAAATATTCGCACTTGCAAAAGCAATGAAAGCGGTAGGTCACAGGATCATCATATCTTCTGGTAGAAACAAATCCCAAAGAGCGCAGACACTAAAACAACTTATGATGCAAGGACTTGTATTCGATGCAGTCTATATGAGATCAGATTCAGATTATCGTCCAGACTTTGTAGTCAAAGCAGATATGCTTACCAAAATGAAAAAAGATGGGTTCGATCCAATAATGGCGGTTGACGATAGACAACAAGTTGTTGATATGTGGAGAGCGAATGGGTTGACTGTCTTACAAGTTGATGAGGGTAATTTCTAATGGGAACAATTAATTTAGTCAATTCGTTACGATATGATATGTCAGGTCGTAAACGTAAAACAGTAGCGCTTAAGACCCGTTCGTCTAGTCAGGTCAGGACACTAGGTTTTCATCCTAGCAACGGGGGTTCGAATCCCCCACGGGTCACCAGACCTACACCACAGGAGTGGGATGACTTCAGGGAAAGACTGAAACACTCCAAATACACTCCAGAACCAGATACTTCTTGGAAACGTGAGATATCCAAACAGTATACTGTTGCACCCGCTTATAACAAAGGTGCATATCAAGTCATTCCTAAGAGTGACATTAAACATATAGGAAAGTGATATGGAAACAATATTCGGAATAGTATGCGTAATAGTCGCTGGATTCTTCTGTTATATTTCATTCGTTTGTGTTGAAGAAAAGAAGACGGGTAAGAGAGTCCCCTTGTTTTGGGAAAAGGACTTCAAACTCTTCGATAAGAGTGACGTGAAGTACCGTGATGGTGACAATACTTAAAAAAAAGTTTCAAAAAACGCTTGACATTTCTTGCCACGCTTGTTATTATAATAACATATGATGAAAAAAGAGAGAGGTAAGTGATGAAAAACTTTGTAACTGGATATGAATACACTGGACAGAACGTTGATATTCTGTGTGCCGCTGGTCTTGGTGGTGAGGACGATGCAGTCTTGACCTTCAAACAGGCAATCAAACTTAACGGAATGTGTGGTGCGAAGATGAAAGGTCTGAAGAAAGCTGCTACTCTGATCGGATACAAAACTGTTGAAGATGAAGAGGGTAAGAAAGAGAAGAAACCTTTTTTCTTCGGTGTTTTTGATGCTAAGGCGGTTCTTGCGAGGGCTGCCGCTTAAGAGAGGTAACTATGGCGAAACTTGTAATTCAAACTCAATACAAAGAGAACTATGCTTGGAACGAGGATGGTTCTCTTGGCACAGGCGCTGATGCGTACTGGAAGTTCAAAGGTGGTGACACCTACGTGGTGGAGAATCTAACCACCGCTCAAATCAATAAGATTGCACAGGAAGGTATTCCTACCTTGTCTGCTCTTATTGAGTATTCTAATGAAGCTGCTATGGAGTACATCCTTGATTGGTCTATCGAGGAAGACGATGCAGAAGTGTGTCAGGAATGGGAAACCCCTATCGTTTGTGTGTGGAAAGGTGACAGATGGATTTTCACGCAGAATCAAATGAATGGTGAGTTTGGTTATATGAGAAAAGAGATCGCTTCTGTTTTCTCTTCTTGGATTCCTACGGAGAGAGACAGATATTTCGATATGAAGAAAGTTTACACTATGGAAGATGGTGCTGAACTATCTCATAAACAACTCACAGAGTTTTTGGAGGCATCTTAATGGGTCAATATGATGACGTAGTTGAGAAGCAACGTGCAAAATTAGCTGCTGAAAAATGGAAAGACGAATTTATGTCTATGCACATTCATCAGCTAAAAAGTATGTGGTACGATGACAGACCACAAGATACCGATAACGGATCGGTCACTGATATCCAGTATAGGGATAGACGTATCGAGAGATACAAAGACGGTGTATTGATCCATACCTTTACTGAAGAACAGGTATCGGGTGATGCGTTGATTGATCAATTCTTAAAAGAAAATCAAAAATTTGCTTGACAATACTTGCCAGTCTTGGTATAGTGTTGTTTTGAATGTAAGAGTATTGTTATGGAACTTGATAATTTAATTAACCACTACATTTGCCTTTGTGAGGTGCGTGGTGAGTTGTCACCTGAGAACAACGCCAAACTCGATCATCAACTTGATATCCTTGCAAAGCGAATCAAGGTGGAAGAACTACTCCTTCAGCTGAAGGAATTGCAGGCGGAGGCAAAACAATGATGACATTTGCAGAACACTCTTACGTAGAAGAGTTACAAAAAAAGTTTGATATCTTGACAGAAGGTATGGACGATTGGAAGATGCCAATCGATACAGTGATTCCTGTTCGTGATCTTGATATCTATCGAGACGCTTGTGAGTTCTTCACAGGTTCAAAACTATATGTAGTCAAACAGGTCAACGAACCTAACTTTGGAGATATGCGTGTAAAAGCGGATGGGTATTATAATGCAATCTCAAGTTAATAATTATCGAAAGGTGTATCAATTCCCAAATGGGTATGGTGCATCTGTAGTCTGTCACGATTTTTCTTATGGACATAAAGACGGACTCTTTGAAGTTGCTGTGCTTGACAAAAACGGCGACTTGTGTTATGATACACCCATCACTGACGATGTTTTAGGTCATCTCAATTTCAATGGAGTTGCCCAGATACTCGAAAGGATTAAGAGTTTATGAATATTTTTCACTTATCAATTGACACCAGAGAAGCAGCTCATATGCATCTAGACAAACACGTAGTCAAGATGATTATCGAGTATGCTCAGTTGATGTCTACAGCACATCGTGTTCTTGATGGTGAAGAGTATTACGACAAAACAAAAAACGGAAGACGTATCAAACGTTGGAAGTTACAGGACAAAGAGATGGAGTCGATGCTATACAAAGCGTCACACGTGAATCATCCTAGTGGAATATGGACACGTAAGACCCATACTAATTATCTGTATCTGTATGCAATGTGGAAAGAACTTTGCAAAGAGTATACATACAGGTACGGAAAGATTCACTTAACCCAATCTAAACTAGAGGGGTTATTGAGTAAAGCACCTAAGAATATATCTCAAGGTGCAAGAACGGAGTTTGCACAGGCAATGCCTGACTACTGTAAACGTGACAATGCCATCGAAGCATATCGTTTCTACTATATTAATGAGAAGAAAGGATTTGCCAAATGGACAAAAAGAAATGTACCCTATTGGTGGTACGAAGGAGTAAACTATGGCTGAAGAAAGTAATTATCCTGATACCGAACAGGTAATCGGGATTCCTACTGTGATTGATCTGCCTCTTGCGGATGATATCACAATTAAGAATCTTCAGATGACGTTGTTAGACGCTGAAGATGCTGAGGTATTTGACACCGAAGAAGAACTAGAAGCATTTCGTGATGCAGTTCATCTGGTTGTTAAATTTATGTTAAACGATGACAACTTTGAAAGTTGGTTGTTCGAACTAGAAAAGATTCGTCTTGATATCGATCAACAAAAAAAGAAGGATGCAAAATAATGGATTTTGAAATTGGTAATTTGACTCGTGAAGAAATTCTCAACGTACTACGTGAGAATACTGTGAACCTATCTTTTACAAAAGTAAAGGATGGTCTTACACGTGAGATGCGTGCTACACTGGTATCTGATATGATACCACTGGATAAAATGCCTAAGGGTGGTACTGTAGATCAGGCAGTTGGTGGTGATTCAACTGTACGTGTGTTTGATCTTGACTTGAATGAGTGGAGATCGTTTCGTGTGGATAGTTTGTTAACTTTCTCTGCGGTATAAATAATTTTCTATGGCAAAGAAACTTACTCCAGCACAAAAGGCAGCTGAAACTCGAAAGAGGAAACAAGACGCTGCCTTAAAGTCTATGGGTTTCGAAAGGAAAAAGGTGAAGCGTCAACGCAAACCTATGACCGAAGAACAGAAAAAGGCAGCTGCAGAAAGGTTAGCACTTGCTAGAGAAAAACGTGGTCACGATGGATCGAAGTCCGTCCACCACAGTATTAGAGATTTACCTGAAGACCATTTCTTACACTGGAAGAAAGTGAAGGAATGGATAAAAGAATGTTCCAGTGAACTTCAGGGAATTAGGTCATATAAAAATAGTAAGTCATCTAGAGAACGACAAGAATATCACGATCTAGATATTTACATTAAGAATATGAAAAGTTACATTAGTCACGGACACTGGAGTGACTTCAGATATGGTGCAGATCGCCAAGGTCGAATGCAGAGAATAAGTATTGCAATGGCATACGACAATGACGGAAGACCGAAGCGACAGTATGGTGTTTGGTATCCAGACATCAATGCTACATATACCAAAGAGATCGAAGAGTTGTGGGTAAGAGACTATGATGATGAATTGGTTGAAATCAAAAAGACTGAAAGAAAGAATCGCAAAGTTCCAGAGATTTTGGATACAGAAGATAGAGATTCCGATTTCGTGCTTCTTGATTAAACGCCGTATCTCTAAATTAAAAAGAGAATACTATGATCAAGAACGAAGACAGCGCAGAGAACAATTTCTTAACAAAGAAGAAGTTTTCTAAGATGGTTGAAACGGCAGTTCACGAATTGAATCTTAACTACATAGATGCGATAGTGCATCTTGCAGAGAAGAACAATATGGAACTCGAAGATATTAACAAGTTCGTAACCCCACAGATAAAACAAAAGATTGAATTTGAAGGTCAACAATTAAATATGTTACCTAGAGGGAATACGCTACCCGATGTCTAAATTTGTTAGAAGAGAAAAGATACTATCAAAACAACAGATCAAACAACTTCTTAACATTAAGAAGAAATTTGATCCTATGCCAGCTAGTGTTTATGACAAAGGTGGTTTAGTTAGTAGTGGTGGTGTAGATCGGAATATTCGTGATACTAATAAGTATCCAATCACACACAAAGACTACCCAAAAATTTGTAAGACCTATGAATCATACCTAGAGGAGAATTATGATCACGGTCATAACATAACTCAGTTTGATTATTTGGATTATGGTAAGGGTCAGTTCTTTATGATGCACACTGATTCTCAACACCACAGGCAAGAGTTAGGAGATAACTCAAACGTTTCTGGTAGGATATGGTCATCATCCACTCTACTAGAACAAAGTAAAGATTTACAGGGCGGAGATTTATTGATCTATGGCCCAAAACCGAATAACTATCCGATGAAGATTCAACTCGAAGTCGGAGAAACAGTTTGGTTTCCCTCTCACTTTTTTCACGAAGTGACACCAGTGACTAAGGGAAAACGAACCGTCCTTGTAGTATGGGCGGGCGAGACAGAGGACGAAATTAAAAAACGTCATTCTGTAGCGGCAACAATGGCACGGGGAAATACTTCAATTTTATAAATAAAAGTATTGACAAAACCTGTTCATTATGATACTATACTTAACAATATTATGAATGAAGTGGATAAGAAGATTATACGAAAATTATACGGAGAAAATATATGTCTTTTGCAAATCTAAAGTCTAACAGAACCGATGTTAGCAAACTGGTTTCCGCAGCTCAGGAACTCACTGGCGGTGGAGACAAATCTAAAAAATCCTATGAAGATGAACGATTCTGGAAACCTACTGTCGATGAGGCGGGTAATGGTTTTGCGGTTATTCGTTTTCTTCCTGCTGTCGAAGGTCAAGAACTTCCTTGGGTTCGATATTGGGATCACTTCTTCAAGGGCCCAACAGGTCAATGGTACATCGAGAAGTCTTTGACTACTCTTGGTAACAATGATCCTGTTAGTGAACTGAACTCCAGACTATGGAACTCAGGACACGATGAGGACAAGGAGACTGCGAGGAAACAGAAACGCAGACTTCATTATGTCGCAAATATCTTGGTCGTATCTGACCCATCAAATCCTGCCAATGAAGGTAAAGTATTCCTTTACGACTTTGGTAAAAAAATCTTTGACAAGATTATGGATGTGATGCAACCACAATTTCCAGGCGAAGAACCAATCAATCCTTTTGATTTCTGGAATGGTGCTGACTTTGCATTGAAGATCAGAAACGTTGCGGGTTATAGAAACTACGACAAGTCTGAGTTTAAAGATTCTACTGCACTCTTTGAGGCAGATGAAACTAAACTCGAAGGCATCTACAATCAACTGTTTGATACAGAAGAGTTTGTCGATCCTTCCAACTACAAGACCTATGACGAATTGAAGTCACGTCTTGAAATTGTACTTGGTGAGTCAACAGGTGCGGGTTCTACTGTAAAGAATGAATCCCTTGCACAATCGCAAGAACCATCTCCTATGAAGGAGAAACCGACTCCAGTTGTTTCTAATGAAGCACCTACACCAGATATCGTATCCTCAAATGCTGAGGACGAAGATGAGACACTAAGTTACTTTGCGAAATTAGCGCAAGAAGACTAGTGTAGTCCCGAAAGGGGCCAGGCGGGTAGGGATATCACTATACTGTCGAAACTTGGGAGACCTTCGGGTCTCCCTTTTTTTAGCTACGTCCACCCCAAGGTAGAATCCAGTATTTAAAAAATATCTTACACATTAGTCTTCTGGTTTTAGATTATTATCTGTTGCACCTTGAGAGTCACCAGATATTGCTATTCCACTAGAGGAACTAGATGAGTTGTCAGTAGATGAATTGTCAACGATGTTTACCGTGTTTCCAGAACTTTGCATTTCAGCAGTTTCTAGTTGTTGTTCTGAGATTTGCATACCCGCACCATTACCACCTGCTACTGCAAGTGTAGGAGAAATACCTAGTGCGCCTGTTATTTGTTGTATCTTTCCACTGATCTCATCGATCTTAAGACCTTCATCTAGAATACCGTGAGGCCCAAAATCTACACCACCACCAAAGAAACCACCACCGACATTTACAGATTTGCCAGCTAATTGTTCAGGATGAGTACCACCAAGTGCCTGAATAAATGGTATCGATTGTCCAACACTACCAAGTAATTGTGTAAAGTCAATCGTTGGCCCAGTTAGATTCAGTGAAGAGAATCTCTCAAGTGCAACAACCATTCTTGAAATGTTTCGTTCAGTGGATGCGATCTCTTGGTCTTTTTCTGCAAGTTTTAACATCTCATCAATAGGAGATTCACCACCAGTAAAGAAGTTTAGGATACCAGCAGCTGCGTTTGCAAGAGATGATACCAAAGTACCACCAGCGAACTTTCCTAAACCATCTGATAGATGACCCATTGCAACATTTACTTGAGATGCTTTTTCTTCTATATTACCGTCAATTGAATCAGGGATTGATAATAGTTGTAGTACGTTTTCTTTTATTTTCGCACCAAACTCAGGTGATTGGAATGAGTTTAGAATAGAACCAATACCAAAGGCAGCTAGTCCTAGACCGATACCTGTCATTGCAAGACCGAATGCACCACCATCTGCCAACATATTAAGGTTTCCGCCAAGTGAATCTTTTATTGACAATAAGGTTAGTACGTTTGTTTTTATGTTTTCTGCGAATTCACCAGATTGGAATAACTCTGTTGCACCAATAATTCCAGCGATACCTGAACCAGCACCGAATACCGCAAGACCAGCACCAATGCCTGCCATTGCCAGATAGAATACACCACCATCTGCTAACATATCAAGGTTTCCACCAAGTTCATCTTTGATGGATAGTAAGGTTAGAACATTTTGTTTGATACCTTCCGCAAAGTTACCACCAGTAAATGTATCCAGTGCGGATGCTATACCACCAACAGCAGAACCCGCTCCAAAGATTGCAAGACCAGCAGCGATACCTGTCATCGCAAGTAAGAATGCGGCTGAGTCTCCAATAAATGCCAATGCACCACCAAGTTCATCACTGATGGACATTAAGGTGATTACGTTTTGTTTGATACCTTCTGCCCAGTTACCTTGACCAAAGTAATCTAGAAGACCTTGGGACATACCCGCAACAGTAGAACCAACACTGAATACTGCAAGACCAAGACCGATACCTGTCATTGCAAGTAAGAATGCACCGCCGCCTACAAAGAAATTACCAGCACCACCCACATCATCTTTAATTGATATTAGAGTTTTTACTTTTTCTTTGATCTCATCGGCATCCATCTCATTAAGAGAATTGATGAGCATTCCAGCACCACCCGCCAATAAACCAGCACCAGCGAGTAAAGCACCACCACCCATAAGTCCACCTTTGAGTGTTTTACCCATACTCGCAAGTAGTCCACCAGCACCTGAAGCAGCTTTTGATGACGCACTTACTGTTGCTTGTTTAACACCACTAATTCCATCCGCAATTTTTCCAAAGAGATTTCTGTTCTCTCGTTCTTTTTCTGCGTTATCGCCTTGATTTTTCTTGTTCTCTTTTTGTTGAGTACCAAATCCAGTTCGAAGAACAGAACTGATATCAAGGAGTTTTTCTCCTGTATCAGTATTCAACGTATCAGCTATATGATCCGCATTCTTAATGTCGGTATTCTGATTCGCTTGTAATTGCTCTAAAATCTTCTGTAGTTTAGCAGCTTGTGTTTCTTTGTTTATGGGCATAATTACGTGCCTTTATTTTGTTGTTTCCTTCGTTCGTTTTCTTCCTTAATATAATCTAACAATAATGAAACATATATCTCCCTCTCCCAAGGCATCATCATCTCAAGTTCAGTTAAACTGTAATGATGATGTTGCATCATACTAAAGTTAGTCTGATAATGATTGACTAACGTTTCGTGAGAGAGGCCTATTAGAAAAAATCTATGAGTCCTCTTAGTTCTCTATCATTCTCGTGTTCACATTTCTTACAAGTGAACTTAACATTTTCAGTAAGAGTTGGGATTTTTCCTAACCACTCAGCGACCATCTTAAATTGATCTCCTGTCATAGACTCTACGAATTCACGTAGATCATTAACAGAAATTTCGCTACAGTCGATTCTTTCCTCTTCTGTTTGAATACCTACAAGTGATGCGATCAACGTGTTAACTAATGTTTCGGTTTGTGATGCGTCAGATGTTGCAACTTTCAAAAGTCTTTCAGCAGATGGGAATGCAACTTCAACAGAAATACCATCTTGTATTTCAATAACTCCAGTTGTTTCATCAACAACAGAATCCATTGAAACGTTTGCAAGATTCACTTCTACTAAATTTGCAGTATTACAACTTTCACAACTAATGTTAATATTACTTGTTTCACCTACAGACTTCGCACGAATCTGAGTAAACATATACTCAACATCGAAAGTCTTAAGGGTTTTGCGATCTAGTTTACCATCAACACAAACTAATATTGTATCGATGATTGCCTTCATCGCAGCTTTTGGGTCATTCTGTTCGAATGCCATCAATAACACCTTTTCCTCTTTAACGAGGTAAGGTCTATAACGAACCGTCTCTTGAGTAGACGGAATCACCATTTCGTATTTTGGTGATGTATTCAGCTTTGGTAGTGCCATCATATTCTCCTAATTATGATAAAAATTTCTGTATCAATGTTCCCGCAAGTCCTTCTGCGAAACCATCGTTTTCGGTGACTTGATCACCATCTTTACTTATCCAATCCTTATAAGACAACTGTACAGTTACCTCAAGGAGTGAATCCGCTTCACTAGTCAATTCAATTGCACTTAGTGATGTAGGGTAGGCCTTCTCTAATACACAAGTATAAGTGATTTTATCACCAGTGATAAAGTCGAGATCAAACTCACCTTGTGCTAAGTCGAGAGGGCCCAATCTAGGTAATCTACCCGCAATACCTGAAGGTAGTTTACCAGAATCAAATAATTTCTTTTTCTTTACAGGGAAACCAACTCCCTTTTTAACGTGTTGAAGAATAACTGGATGAGTGTAGTCATTATAATAACCCACTTCGTAGTTCGCACGGTTTACTGCGAGTTCTTGCCAGTCTTCGAAATATCTACGTATCTTATAGTCATTCATTAAGTAGAATACTAGAGTTACGTCTTCAACTATGAATCCGTTTGCTATTTTCTTTTGTGTGAGACCCATCATCTTTTCTGTAGATTGAATCTGCCTGCCAGGAATATTAAACCCTTTACACAAAACATCTAGGGATCGAGAATCGCCTTTTAGTGGTGGTAGAAAAACTCTGAACAGGTTGTTGACTGCAAACCCGCCTGCTTTACCTACTTCTGATTTAAAATCGTCTATGTTATGCATCTATCATCTTCCTAGAATCTGAATATACTTTCTGTCTACTTGCCTTTCTAAATTGTGCGGTTGGTAAGAAAGTTGCGATCTCCCATTCTGGTGCCTCAACTTCTGAAAACTTACTTTGTACGTGTGCATTCAAATAGTGCTTGAAACAAGGTTTATAGTATTTTAGTTTAGAAACCCTTTGTAGAGTTCTATATGTAAGTGCAAATGTTTCGTTTGCACCTTTACCCCTAGTTCCAATCTCCATCAACGCATCTAACATCTTTGCACGTAATACGGGTGGAAGATAATGTAGATTCAAACCATAGAATCCACCCTTCGCTGGCCCAACCACAATGACAAGAGGAAAGTAATCGTAATAGGGTAGAGTATCTTTTGTCTTTGGATCGTAGAAAAACATCTGCATAGTACCAATCAATGCACGTCCCTTTGGTAACGCAGTACGTTGGGTCAAAGGGTCTTCTTTCATCAACTCTTGTCTCTTGATAGAACGTAAGTTAGATGCCTTCTTTTGAAACCAAGCACGGGATTCCTTAGTACGTGGTGTAATACCAGCACGGAATGCCTGTAACTCTAGTCTATTAAATATGTTCGACATACTTCTATTTATACAGATTTCTTACGTCTTTTAAATGGTTTCAGAGGTTTTGTGGATTTAGGCATAATACCCATACTGGTTAGAGTTTTCTCTGTCCATATTTGGAACTCCCACCCTCGATCCTTTGCGTAATTATCAGCTGCTTCCCACTTATTCATATTCTTGACATAGGTTGCAGCTTCTGTCATAAATTTGCGAGTACGTCTTGATCCTGTAGGGGGTTTGGTTTCTTTGTCGGGTTTTACTTCCACTAGAATGGTTTTACCATCCTCAAAACTTATTTTGAGATCAATAAAGTATCGATGCGGTCTTTTGTCTACCTCATATAGATAAGGTATAACGACTTCTTCAGAAGACCACGATTTTACCTTGGGGTTTACATCACACCATCTGAAGCAATGTCTCTCCCACAGAGAACGAAAAATGACCTGTGTATGGTCACCACTGTACTTCTCTGGATTTTTTACTCTGTATCTACCTTTATATGCCATATAACCCTTATAAATAAAACAAAAGACTTATAAACTATTTAGTCGGAAAATACAATGGCAGAAACTCAAACAGCAACTGAAGCAGAAAAGAAACTGAGACGAAACAAACGATTGGAGTATCCTCTCAACAATCCCGATGATTATCTGGGTAGACTCGTCTTTACTGTATTAGAAGAACCACCTACTGAACTCGGAAACATAGTTGGTACAGTTACTAAGGCAGGTGAAGCGCTTGCAAGTAGGGTTACGGGTACGGTTCAAAACGTTATCGGCGGTCAAGATGTCGATGATGCCGCTGTTGCTTCACGAACACCCGAACAGAAAAAGAAAGAAGAAGATGCGGTAAACGGATTTCTTAACATTCCCGTGAAAGGTGAAAGACAGTTGATAGACACAGGTAATAGTGTTTCTATGTATTTACCAGCGGGTCTACAATTCAGAGACACGGTAAACTATGACAATATGGATATTGGTTCTATAGGTGCAACTACGGAAATGGCACTGCGATCAGGTGTTGGAGTTGCAGAAAGTCTTGTCAAAGGCGGAATGTCTTCAATATCTAATATGTTTACAGGATCACAAGGTGGTGATCTTGCACAACTTGGTTCAATGAAACTCGCAGCTAAAATACCCTTAGAAGAGATCAGGGGTGGATTCAGAAGTGTTGGTCGGGTAACAACTAATCCCAATACACGTGTGTTATTTAAGTCAGTAAACTTACGTGAGTTTTCATTTGCCTTTAAGTTCATCGCAACATCTGCCAGAGAAGCAGAGGAAGTCAAATCAATTATTAAATTTTTCAGAACAGAATTGTATCCAGAGAACATCAATCTAGATTTTAGTAATGGTAACAAAATATCGGTTGGTTACAAATTTCCCAACAAGTTTAGAATCGAAGCGTTATATGACAACGAACCGATTGCAACCAGACTAAAACCGTGTTATCTAAAAGATGTATCAGTCACGTATAATCCCAATGGAATGCAAATGCACGATGACGGAAACTTTATGGAAGTTGAGATGACTCTTGCGTTTCAAGAATCTAGGACTCTTTCTAGAGAAGATATTGAAGGTAATGATGATATTGAGGGTGGATTCTAATGGCAAGATTTTTTAAAAACTTTAAGATAATCGATTATCGATTTGGTGATAATGAACCACCTGTTTTATTTAACAACATATCACAATACGTTGATATGGTTGATCAACTAAAAGACAATGTTTCGTTCTATAACAAATATACAATCGTTGCGGGGGAAAGACCCGATACTCTAGCATATGAATTATATGGTAACACTGATTACTATTGGACATTCTATTTAATGAATGATCACATAAGAGAAAGTGGATGGCCGATTCCCGATCACGAACTTCTTGAATATGCGAAGAAAAGATTTCCACACAGAGTTACTACAACACAATCAAACTTTGCAGTTAACTTTCCTGTTGGACAAGTAGTCAATGGTCGATCTTCGGCAACCAGTGGTAAGATTTTAAAACGTAATCTAGATATGGGACAACTCATTATAGACACCGATAACGGTGACGCATTTGACGATACAGAAACTATCGACTATCAAGAAGTGGACGGTAGTCTTATTACAATGAAACTGGTAAATGAGACCGCACAATATAATGCCGTTCATCATTATGAAGATGCAAATGGTGAATATGTTGACATCGATCCACACGATGATGCTCAACCTAGTGCATATACACCCATAACAAATCTTAATAGATTGGAACGAAGGAATGACGAACTAAAGGAGATTGTTGTATTAAAGGATAGTGTTATCGCAAATGTAGTGGGTGAATTTAATAAATTTATGAAGGGATAATCCGTGGCAAAACGTAACCAATCTTCACAGTTTAAAATAACAGAAGTCGTTATATCTGCCGATAGAATGGGTGGATTTGATGCACAGTCATTTGATATAACTAGTCAAGTTATAGAATTAAACCTGTTCGAAAATTTAGATAACCCCTATATTCAGGGTACAGTTTTACTCAGTGACGATAAAGCACTGTTCGACAGAATAGGGTTTTATGGTACAGAACGTATGAGGGTAACCATATGTCCTGTTGATAATGATCTGACTCCAGTAATGTCCAGAACTTTTATTATGAGACGAATCATCAAAGAACGTAAAGCAAATGATTCTGGAAAATCGACAGTCTATCAATTTGAATTGGTCGATGAACTTCTCTATCGAAGTAGAGTCAAAAAAATAAGTAAAGCGTTCAATGGTAATATCGATGATGTGATCAAAGGAATTGTGTTGAATGATTTGGGTATTGATTTAGATATATCGTATCTATTTCTTGCGAATGGAGACAGGACGAAGGTAGTACAATCAAACATAAAAGGTATTGTACCAGATTTAACACCACTCGAAACATTACGTTGGTTACTTGCACGAGCATCTACTGAGAACGGATCACCGTATTTTCTTTATGCCTCGATCCACGATGATAATCTGAGATTGGGTAACTT